TGCAGGGCATTACGGCCAAGCTGCGCGAGTTCGAGGCCATCCTGGCTGCACACCCGACTGCGGGAAAAGTCATAACCGAGATCGGCTCTGCTCTTGGTGCGCTGTTCGTTCTCCTGGCTGGCGCTACCACGACGATCTGGTTGACCATTCCCGCGCTGCGTGGGTTCAACAGGATGATCCAGCAAATTCAGCAAACCGCCATAATCGGCGGCGGCGGCACCGGCAAGCCAGGCATAAACCCGATGAACAGCAAGGTGACGCTTGGGCTGGGCCTCCTTGACCTTGGCGCCTCAGTGACTGGCGCTCCGGCGTGGCTACAGCACACGCTCACCGGGGCCACGATCGGCGCGATGGGTGGCAGCATGTTCGCTGGCGTTGGCGCCCTCCCTGGCGCGATCGCGGGTGGCGCCGGTGGGCTGCTGTGGGATCTCAATCCGTTCGGGCTGAACAGTCCCGGCACGGCGCCGCCCGGCGCGGGGGCTGCAACCAAAGGCGACAGCGATTCCAACCCGCTGCACGTGCGGGTCACCAACCAGCTCTCGCCGGCCGATATTCGCGATGGTGTCTCGCGCGGCCAAGCCGATCAGCTTTCCAAGCCACAGCCGGGACCGATCGGCTTCGATCGCACGATGATCCCGAGCTACGTCATCCCGGGGCCGTAGAATGAGCGACTTTGCCGGCATAGCCTCGGCCGCCATCGCGCTTTCGGTCGAATCCGGTGAGATCGGCGCCCAGCCCGATCCCGTCATTCTCGGCCCCGTCGTCTTCGATGCTTTCGAGGTGCCCGAGGTCATTCCTTGGGGCGGCTCCCAAAGCATCGCCATTCACAAGCTCCCGGGTGGCGAGCGCATCATCGACGCGATGGGGCGCGACGATGCCCCGCTATCATGGAGCGGCATATTCCTGGGCCCGCAGGCCATATCCCGCGCGCGGCTTCTCGATGCGCTGCGCATTGCCGGCGACGTGCTGACACTCACCTGGGGCGGTCTCAGCTATCAGGTCGTGATCCGCGAGTTCCGGCCGGACTACAAGATGTTCTCCCACCTGCCCTATCGCATCACGTGCGAGGTGCTGGTGGACAATTCGAACGGCTATATCTCGTCCAGCTATTCGAGCACGGATATGGTCCAGCAGGATACCAGCGCGGCGCAGGCCGAGGTGCCCGATGATGCGCCGCAAAACCTGACGACGACGGCCAAGACGGAGACGCCGCCGATCTACTATTCCGACAAGGCGCTCGACTTCACGCCGGCGCCTTCGCCTGCCATTCCCCCCACCACCTTCCTCGGCGGGGCCGATCCGGCCCCTGCCCCGTTTACCGTCGATCTCGGGCCGACCGCAGCGCCGTCCGGCGTGGGGCCGGCGGCATCGTTGACGAGCGCCACGAGCGCATCGACGGCGGAAGCCAATGCCGCCGCGAGCGGCGCGCTCGTCCCCGGCGGCACCACCGCCGGGCTGCCATTCTGAGGTGCCATGTCCACCCTGCACGATGCGACCGTGGCGGCCGTGGCTGCGGCTGCCAACGATATTGGCTATGGCGTGGCCATCAACGGCCGGGCACTCGAATGGATCGAGCAGGCGGCACTCGCCACGCCGAATCAGGATATCGTGGCAGGCCCGATCGCGCTGGCCTCGGCCACGCAGATTGCCGGCTGGCTGGCGCGCTACAACTGGGCGGCCGGGTTCATCGGACGGGCCAAGGCGAACGTGGGCAATCCGGCATCGACCCTGCAAGCGCCCGCGGTGACGTAACGTGGCATTCCGCACCATCACGGTAATCGGCGGCGACCTTTTCCATATCGCGGCCCGCGAGCTTGGCGATGCCCGCCAGGCCGTGCGCATCGCCGAAGCCAACAACCTTGTGGACTTCTTTCTCAATGGGTCTGTTCCGCTGGTTCTCCAGATTCCCGCGCCCGATGCAACAGCCATATCAGGCGTTGCAGACCAGTGACGGGAACGCCAAGCTCGTTGATCGCGCGCCGGATCTTGGCAGGCTGCTGCTGATGATGGAGCCAGCCACGCACTTTGTGCGCTGGCGCACGTTCGATGCCGAGGGCGCCCTCTCTGTCTACGCCACGTGCCATATGAGCTACGCGCAGGCGCAGGTGGTGGCCAGTACGAAGATATCCGAAGGTGCTGCCGGCGTCTCGATCGTCGCCGTCTGATGCCCGATATCAACGCGCCCGGTCAGCCGCAGGTAGCGGCGCGCAAGCCGCGCATCCGCGCGCTGCTCTCCGGCTCGGCCAATCCCGACGAGCCGGCATCGCACACCGGCGGCATATCACCCGGCGGTCTGGTCGAAGCCACCATCACGAACAACAACTGGTACCAGGCGGATCGATTCAGCGCGACGTTCGCTCTTGTGCCGGGCCAAGGCGTCTATGACGCAAACTGGTGGAGCCAGCAGGTTGATGTCTCTGTCATCCTGCAAATCGGCTTCCAGCCGCCCGGCACGGTCGAAGGCATGGGATCGGTGCCGTGGGAGACGGTGATCCAGGGCGCGGCCGATGACATCACGGTCGATCCCATCCACGGCATCGTCAAGGTGGACGGGCGCGATCTCTCCTACTTGCTGATCGAAGCGCGCTCGCAGGAGGCGTTTCCGAATCACACGGCCAGCCAGATCGCCACCACGCTCGCGCAACGGCATAAGCTGGTGCCGGTGGTAACAGAGACCAGCACGCCGGTCGAACGGTACTATGCGGCCGATCATACCGTGGCCGAGCTTGGCGGTTTCCACCGCCACACAACCGAGTGGGATTTGCTGGTCTATCTGGCCCAGCACGAGCACTTCGACCTCTTTGTCCAGGGGAATGAACTGCATTTCCAGCCGAAGGCATCCCCCTCCGATGATGCCTGGGTGGTGCTCTATACGCCATCAGGCGCGGCGCCATCGCAGGGCTTCAATCCATCGCCGCGGGTGAACGTGGAAGACCTGCGTCTGTCGCGCTCGCTGCTGATTGCCAAGGACATCGAGGTCGATGTCGTAAGCTGGAACCAGCAGAGCGCCCGGAACTACAAGGCGACCGCCAAGAAGACCGGCGGCGGGTCGAAGGGGTCGCAGCCGCAGCGATATGTCTACGTCTATCCGAATCTGACGAAAGCCCAGGCTCAGGTGAAGGCGAATGCGATCCTCGAAGACCTTACCCAGCACGAGCGGGTGATCGAGTTCCGCCAACCCTGGATACTGACAATCTCGCCGCGCACGCCGATCAGGCTGGTAGGCACCGGCACACGGTGGGATCAGCGCTACTTTGTGGATTCGATCACGCGCACCATCAATTTCAGCAGCGGCTTCTCGCAGACTGTGCGGGCCAAGAATACCGACACGTCGAGCCAGGTGGCGGTGATATGATCTCCGACGAGTACTTGCAGAACGCCATCCGCCGCATCGTCTCGTCGATGATCGGCCAGATGGGGCAGCCGCGGCTTGGCACGGTATCGTCCGTCAATCCGGCGAACCACTCGGCGCGGGTGATGATCCAGCCGGAGGGCGTGCTATCGGGCTGGCTGCCGATCGGCACGATGATGGCCGGCGGCGGCTGGGGCGCGGTCTCCCTGCCCTCCCCCGGCGAGCAAGTTCTGCTGGTGCCCGCCGAGGGCAACACCGAGCACAGCATCATCGTCTCCCGGCTGTTCTCGCAAGCCGCGCTGCCGCCCAAGACGTACGTCGATCAGACGCAGCAGGGCGATACCAGCAACGGTCAGCCCGGCGAGTTCCTGTTCGCCCACGAGTCCGGCTCGTTCATGCGCCTTACCTCGGACGGCAATTTTGTCATCAAGGGCAACGTGCAGATAAACGGCACGCTTGAGACCACGCAGACAATCACCAGCGATGAGGACGTGATCGCCAAGGGTGACTTCAACGCCACGGGCGAGGCCGGCGCCGGCCGTGGCAACATGACGACCGCGGGGCAGGTAAAGGATTTCCACAATACGCTCGACAACCTGCGGCAGACCTACAATGGGCACAATCATGGCCTGGATTCGCATGGTGACAGCGAAGGGCCGCCAGTCCAGCAGGATTGACCTCGATGGCGGCTGATCTGTTCCAAATATGGGGTGGAGACCTCATCGTCGATGCCAGCGGCGACTTGCTGAGCGTGGGAGGATCAAGTCCGGAATCCGATCCGATCGCCAACCTTGCCAACCAACGGATCATCCGGCGGCTGCTAACAAACCCCGGCGAGTATATCTGGCAGCCGGGCTATGGCGCCGGCCTCGCGCGGTTCATCGGCCAGCCTCTCAATATCCGCGTGCTCACCGCCCTGGTGCAGTCGCAGATATTCCTCGAATCCGCAGTGGCGAAGATACCGGCACCCACAATCCGCTTCGCGACCGACAAGGCGGGGCTGGTAATCTGCTCGATCACCTATGCGGACTCGACCACCGGGCAGGCCACGCCCTTGCAATTCCCCATATCGCCGTGAGGGCCAATGCCGACGTTGACTCTCCGATCGGCCACGCAGCTTGTGCAAGGGTCGGCCGCTGCGATGCAGGCCTCGTGCAAGCAACTGATCGACCTCTCGGTAGGGTCGGTGGTGCGCGCTCTGCTGGAAGCAAACGCTGGCATCGGCCTGTGTATGCAATGGCTGATCCTGCTGGCGCTGCAAGCTACCCGGCTTTCGACCTCGCAGGGGAATGACGTCGATACCTTCGTGGGCGACTTTACGCTCACGCGGCTGCCGGCGAAGCCATCGAACGGCCAGGAGACGTTCACCCGCTATTTTGCCAACGGCACGGCCATCGTGCCCGTAGGCACGACAACCTCGACAACCGATCTCACGCAATCCTTCGTCGTCATCGCCGATGCAGCCAACGGCGCCTACTCGCCTACGCTGAACGGCTATCCTCTGGCTGACGGGCAGGCAAGCGTCACGGTCTCGGCCCAGGCGTTGACCTCCGGCCTGGCGAGCAACGTCGGCGCCGGCGCGATCTCGCTGATAACCTCGTCGCTGCAAGGCGTCGATACGGTGACCAACGCCAGCGCCTTCACCGATGGCGCCGATGCCGAGAGCGACGATGCGGTCAAGGCGCGGTTCCAGAACTTCATCGCCTCGCTCTCCCGGGCCACGGACGCGGCGGTTGAATATGCCATCAGCCAGGTCCAAGGGGGCCTGACATGGTTCATTGCCGAGAACGTGCCGAGCGTTGGCACCTTCACGGTCACGGTGGACGATGGCTCGGGCGCTCCGCCGGCTTCGCTGCTATCGGCGGTGACGGCGGCGATCGACCCGGTACGGCCGATCGGCAGTTCGTTCACGGTGCGCGCGCCGACCGTCTCCGTGGTGACGATCTCGGCCTCGATCACAGCGGCATCGGGATTCAACAAGGCGCTGATGCTCGGGCCGATCGTCGATGCGGTCACCGCCTATATCGACAAGCTGCCAATCGGCATTTCGGTGAGCTTTACGCGCATCATTCAGGTGATCTATGGCGCCAGCGCGGGCATCGCCAACGTGACGGGCGTCACGCTGAACGGCTCGACGAGCGACGTGGTGATCGCGCCTACAGGCGTCGCCAAGGCCGGCGTCGTGACCATCGAGTGATCGCCCGATGGCCGTGGGTGATTCCGCCGATTTCATCGGCCGACTGCGCAAGCTGCTGCCGGCCAGATGGTTCCCCGATGACGTGCCGATTCTCTCGGCCATCCTCGCCGGGTGGGCCGATACCTGGGCATGGCTGTATGCGCTGCTCGCCTATGCCAAGAGCCAGGCGCGGATCTCCACCGCCTCGGGGATCTGGCTTGACATAATATCCTCCGACTTTTTCGCGCCCGGCCGGATGAGCCGGCAGTTGAACGAGCCGGATGCGGCTTTCGCGGCCAGGATCAAGCGGGAGATTCTCAGGCCGCGCGCCACCCGGGCCGCCGTCTCCGAGGCGCTCGTCGATCTGACAGGCATCACGCCCAAGATATTTGAGCCGCGGAATCCCTCCGATACCGGCGGCTACAACCTGGGCGGCGTAGGCTACGGTGTAGCCGGCGGCTGGGGCGATCTTCTGCTGCCGTTCCAGTTCTTCATCACCGCGTTTCGCCCCTCGGGCGGCGGCGTGGCGAAAGTGGCCGGCTACGGCAACCTGCATGTGGGGGTGACCAACTCCCCCGGCGGTTATGGCTCCGGCGCGATTCAGTACATCACGCCTGCCATGATCGCCGGGGCGGTCACCGACGATGCCATCTATTCGACCATTGCGGCCACCATCCCCGCGGCGACGATCGCATGGACGCAGGGGCTAGCCGCTGGCGTGGCCGGGTCGGGGGCATCCGCCGCCACGGCGGTCGCCTCGTCGCGCCAGGCAAGCTCCGGGCGCCTCTCCCTGGCCCTGGTATCCTCGGCCACGCTGACGGCCCTGGCGGCCCGTGGGGCGGCTACGGCGCGCGCTGCCATCCTGTTCTCGGGCACCATCATAGGCCGCGGTGCGGCCAAGGCACGCGGCGCGCTGGGCGGCATGACCATGACGCTGATGGCCACGCGCGGGAACGCTCGGGCGCGCGGCGCGCTCGATCGCTA